TCACTTCAAGAGGATTAAAACCCTTCGATTCCCCTTTGGGGACTATAGGGGTTTTAGGTTCATTGACTGGTTCAAAAGAGTGACTGGTTCTGGGTGACACTGTGTCACCAGGGGGTGGTGACTCTCTGTCACCAGGGGGGTGACTCTCTGTCACTACCTGTAGTGACTCTCTGTCACCATCTAAACTCAGGTGGTAGATGTTGCTGGAGTTCCCTTTTGGCCCCGGCCGATACTCTTTTCGAAGGAATCCAAATTCGCAGAGATCTTCGATGTGGCGCATCACTGAGCGCTTACTGATTTCACACTGGTCGGCAATGTGTTGATACGACGGCCAGCACTCGCCTTTGTCGTTAGCGTTGTCAGCCAGTTTAATCAGCACCAGCTTTCTCAATGGATTGCCAACGGTGATACTCATGGCTTTAGCCATTAAATTCATGCTCATGCTGCGTTACCTACTGCCTTCAGAATTCCAGCTTCAAGCAGCTTACGTGTAAGCCACTGCTGACCCTTTCCGGTGATTTTGGTGGTGAAGGAAATCTGCATGCCGTGGTTGGTTTCCACGGGCGTCTCCTTCAAGGAGAAATAACCACGTTCCATGTATTCCTGCATCGGGACATTGCGACGGGAACCGCCAGCGATAAGCACGCCGTTATCCCGTAGCCAGGCGAACAGCTTGTTTGGCCCGACGCCGACCGTTTTAGCGAAGTTGCCAATCAGCACGCCAGATGCTTCAGCTACGCGATCAGCGAAATCGACTTTCGGTGCCGCCAGCGCAAGCTGATTTTCCAGCTGCTGCTTCTCTTCAGCCAGGTCAGCTGCAAGGCGTAGTGCTTCAGGTAGTGACTGTGGGATGGTTGGTTTAGCGTTGCGGCTTTCAAGCTCACGCCAGCGCTGGGATACCTTGTGGCGGAGTGGAATGCTGTAGCCAGTCATTAGCGTTAGAGTTAAGTCCTGATCCAGCCAGAACTCCTGATAAGTACGCCCACGCTCATCCTGGTAATCGGCTGAGAAGTCAGCCGATTGAATTCCGAGCGCTTCAAACATTGCCCGGCAGTCAGCCATTACGTTTTTGTGCATCTTGCCGGTCAATTCCGCGATTTCACGGCTGGTCATTTTCAGGCTGTTGCCTGCGATCATAATTCCTGGCATACTTATCTCCACTTGGTTGTTAGAAAAGCATCATTTGAGAATCCTCGGTTGCCGCCGGGGATTTTTTATTTGTCAGCAACCGGGCCACTTGCTTAGCCAGGCTTGCCAACTCCTCGTCTTCCACTCCCCACTCCAGAACAGCCAGAAGCATGGACATGCGGGGGATCAGAGATTCCTTCCATCGTGAAACCTGCGACTTATCGATACCGACAGCCTCGGCCACATTCGTTACGCCCCTGATGGCGATTTTGTTCAATAACTTGCTTTCAATTGCCCGTGCTTTATTGCGAGCTGTTGTTGTGTCCATTGCGGATAATGTCCGTGTTGAATAGTTAGTTACGTGCGAAGGCCGTATGCCTTCACGTTGTTTTTGGGGTGAAACACCCGCGGCCAGATTGTTTAAAGAGCGGTGTTACTTATGCTGCGTTCAGTTCAGGTGGGAAAACATCATCCAGTTGAACCTTCGCGCCAAAACTGTTGAGCGCCTCTACGAGCATTCGGCAAGTTTTCAGATCTGGCTGTCGCCGACCTGACTCCCAGTGGCCTATTGCTCCTTGAGTACACCCAACCTTCACCGCCAGAGCGGTCTGGGAAACCTTCATGGATTCCCGAAATTTCCGTAGATTGCTCATACGGGATTCTCCTTAGTTGAGCTGTAAACGAATAATACATTTCGTACTGAAAAGATGCAAGGGAATAATACGCAATGTGCGTTGTTACTATAAATACAAACCGTAATAATCCGGGCATGAAACGACAGTGGAACGAACTGGCTAAGGCCAGAATGAAAGAAATTGGAATGACCCAGGAGAGACTGGCTGAATCCTTACAGAAAACCCAAGGTGCTATTGGTCACTGGCTTAACGGCCGTAGAGAGCCAAGCATTGAAGATATTGCGGCTATCATGAAAATCATTGGCATGAAAGAGCTTGTGCTAAATTCAGATGGATCTGTAAATTATCCGGATGACGTTGTCGGTAATGTCGGCAACCCTACACCGCATATTGAAGCAAGGAGGTACCCTCTGATTAGCTGGGTGAGCGCTGGAAACTGGTCTGAAGCTATTGAGCCTTACCAGTTACAGGATATTGAAAAATGGCCTGAGACTACTGCTAACGCGGGAGCTAATTCATTTTGGCTGGAGGTAAAAGGTGATTCTATGACTTCACCTACCGGCCTAAGTATTCCAGAAGGAATGATGATTTTAGTGGATCCAAGCATTGAGGCTTCCAATGGCCGATTAGTGGTGGCTAAGCTTGACTCAGAGAATGAGGCTACCTTCAAGCGACTGATTATTGATGCCGGTAATAAGTACCTTAAACCGCTTAATCCTGGATACAGAATGATCCCCATCAATGGCAACTGCCGAATTGTAGGTGTTGTCATAGAGGCGAAGTGGGAAGGTCTCTGAATGAGCCAGCATGAATTGAGGATTCTGATATGGCTCGTTATGACTATAGCGATCTGCGGTCTGACTTGGATGGCGTTCCAAGGGAGCATCAAGCGCACTAAACAGCAGTTAAACGGGGCCATAAAAGCACTTAATTCAGCTAAGGCTTCAGGCGATCCTACATGCATAGAGGACGCAAAGCATCGGAAAGATATCTGGTTGAAAGAGAGCCGATCAATCCATAAACAAAGGAATGTATGCCTTTTAGCCGCCCCCGGCGTCATTGCCATTATCCTTTTGATATACCTCTAACCATCCCCAAATTCTAAAGCCCGCTCCGAGCGGGTTTTTTTACGTCTGAACAAAATAAATAACCTTGAAAATCACACACATCGTATTTTTCCGCAAATTTACAGTACAAATTGTATTGACGCATCATAGTACATTTTGTATTGTTTATCTCAACAGCAGGACGCTGGCAGACAAGAAACGGACTTATCGCTCTTTAACAATCAGAACTGAGGGTGATACACCCCACCAAAGTGCAGTTGGCTTTGGGATGCAGTGAAATGCAGCGTGAAAAAGCGCAATCGCGGAGATCAGCAACGCGACACGGCATCGCCAAAGTTAATTACAGGAGGCAACCATGCCACGCAATAAGCAGAAGAACCTGGCCCGCGCTGCAGCGCACCGGGCAGGGAAGTCGAAAGATGTCAGGTTAGGCCGCAGCATCGAAGCAGCCCTTACCGGCTGCTCTGACCGCGTACTGAAAGCAGTGAACGCGCCGACCGTGCGCAGTAAGTGTGAGAGCACATCAATTTGCCTGCCTGACGTAGCGAAGTATCAGGCCGGGTTCCGCAAGCCAACAGACAGCATTACAGCGAGGTGAGTATGGGTAACTTTGACGATGGATGGATTGAATGGAAAGGAGGATCTTGCCCTGTTCCATCGGGCACGATAGTAGATATACGCGATGCCGATGGCACAGTTTGGGAGCGCGTGGTTGCCAACCCTGAGAGTGGCTACTCAGATGCTGCAAGTACGTTCTGGGAGTGGGCTTTTGAAGACAGCGATAACAACATTGTAGCTTACAGAGTTTATTGATGGGGGCCGCATAAGCGGCTTTTTTTATTGCCAACAGACAGTATTAGCGAGGTGAGTATGTCCCGGGTTAAGTGCCTTAGAGACAATGAAGGTTATTGGACTGAAGGTGAAACATATCGTACCGAGTCAGAAGGTGAATTAAGTGGAGCTATCCGAGTTCATGACGACGAAGACAGCGACTGCGAATGGGTATTAATTCCTTCAGATTGGGATGAGGAGCTTCAGGCTTTCAAATATGAAGCATCTGGAATGGATGCAGAGTTTATCGAGGTCGCTTAATGCGGCCCTTTTTTACGCCCAAATATCGGGGGAGCAATGACCGGTTATATCAGACGACACTTTCATCAGCTGGCGGTCAGGGCTCACCGAATGGGCCTCAAATATCGCCGCGCCGGTAATTACGCAATGGCATTCCTGTACTTCACAGAGCGCCGTATTCAGATAGAGCGGAGTAAGCAATGATTTATCACAACAATGAACCGGTGCGCGTCGTAACGATGGCATGCGGTTACCGATACAGGCTGCGGCCGATTTCTTCTGTGCTGGAATGCGGGTCGGTTATTCCATCACGCGATTCATCAACAATGACACGCGACCAGCTGCGTCAGGCGGTCAGGAAACATTATCTGGAGGGGAAATGAGCGATTTTAAAGGCACGCCGGGGCCGTGGAAATGGTTCACAAGCAATAGCCATAACCGCCTGAGCAGCTTGATTTTTGGGCAGGATGGTCATGTGCTTTATGCGTACGCAGACGGTAATGGCTTTCCACATATCGGTTGCAACAAAGAAGATATGAAACTAATCGCCGCAGCCCCGGAGCTTCTAGAGGCGCTACAAGAAGTTGTTTCAGCAATGGAAATAATCCTCCGCGTCGGCCACGAAAGAATCATTGAACTTGGCGGCCAGTGTGACCCCCCAGAAGTGATGCTTAAAGGTCACTCTGAAATTGCGCGCGCCAAAGCCGCAATCGCCAAAGCCCTTGGGCAGACTCAGTAAGGAGAGAAGATGAATCCACGCCCGGAAGATTAACGCCGAGTAACAGCCCAATGCCGCCACTCGACGGCATTACGATGTTACCCATCACCCACTGACCGACTTGCCCTCTTCGTGAGGGCTTTTTTATGCGCATATCAAAGCCGCTTCAAAGAGGCTGCTCCGATATGAACACCAACCATTTTAAGGAATAGCCATGCAACCAGCTTATGCGATTGCCGGGTGGCCTGTTGCTGGCCGCTCTGAATCATTACTCGAAACTATCACCCGCCGCGCTCGTCAGTCTTTCCGGCGCTTCATCGACATTGTCAACCAGCGAGGCAGGCCATGAACGAAGAAATTTTAATGGCTCGTCAGATGGCGCGTGTAGCGCTAATCACTCGCGACGCCGCTATGTGGGAATCGGCTCACAACATTTTACGGGGGTGCCTTCAATGCAGATAAGCCAGCCAGCACGAACTATGTCAGAAAGCCGCGCAAAGCGCCGTGGCCACGTTATATCCGCTCTGCACTATCGCAGCTGCGGCAACCGTAAAGCCATGCGTGCAGCGATGAACCTGTCGATGTGCGAGAAGTTAAACCAGCTCTACTTTTTGGGTGAATGTCCGTTCTGAGGAAAAGTCATGAAATTTGAAAAAGCCATGAGAAAGAAAGCCAGGCTACGGCTGGCGCTTACCGGGCCAAGTGGTTCAGGGAAGACATACAGCGCTCTACTAATTGCCAAGGGTATCGGTGGGAAGGTGGCGGTTATCGACACAGAGAAAGGGAGCGCATCGCTCTACTCTGACGTTGCCGATTTCGACGTACTGGAGCTGGAGCCGCCATTCAGTCCGGAGCGATTTATCGAAGGAATTAACGCAGCTGAACAGGCTGGTTACGACACGATCATTATCGACAGCATTACGCACGAATGGAGCGGCGTCGGCGGCTGTCTTGAGCTGGTCGATACCATCGCCAAAGCGAAGTTTCGCGGTAACACCTGGTCTGCATGGAGCGAGATTAACCCGCGCCATCGTCTGTTTCTGGATGCCATTCTGCGCAGCAATATGCATGTGATCGCCACCATGCGAAGCAAGACAGAAACAGCGCAGGTCGAAGAGAATGGCAGGAAGAAGGTTGCCAAGCTAGGCATGAAGTCAGAGCAGCGCGACGGCGTCGAATATGAGTTCACTACCGTACTCGATTTGGTGCACGAATCACATCACGCCAACGCCACGAAAGACCGTACCAAACTGTTCTCAAATTCTGATCCGGTAATCCTTGGTGAAGACACAGGCAAAAAGCTGCTGGAATGGCTGGAGTCTGGTGTCAACCCGCATGAGGAAGCGCTTAAGCACTTTACCGCCCTTGCCTCTTCTGCACAGTCAGTCGAAGAGCTAAAACCAGCATTTGAAGAAGCCTGGCGCACGCTGCGCGGGACAGAGCAGCAGGCAAAGGCCAAAGACGTCTACGACATTCGCAAAGCCGAGCTGGAAACGGCGCCCGCCGAATAACCCACAGGAGCTCACCATGCCGCACAACAATCCTCACCAGAGGGTCGCATCGTTGCGCCCTGAATCTGAGCGCGAGCGCCAGCAGGAAGCTATTGCCGCTGATTGTCTGGCGGCATGGCAGGCAGCCAAGGATGGCGAGCAGCACAATCGGCATTTTAGCCTGGTGCAAAGTCGCGGTCGTGCCGAGACAGCCCGCATGGCAGGTGAAGCCGCTCATTATCCCGAGCTTCCGCAGATCATCGTTACGCAGCCGATCGACGCTGAAGCGTCCTATCACGATTATTTCACCTGCCGCTATGGCCTGGGCGGTGCTGAGAAGCAGGAGTGACCATGAAGAAAATCGCAATGTACCGGCGCGGCCGCGATGGCTGTGCTAATGCTGGCCTGAAAGAAAAAATTATGTGGCAACTGAGCAAAGAGCCAATGACCGGCCAGCAGCTGGCGCAGATCCTCAAAGCCTCCATTCGCACCATTCACGACAACCTTTCCGATTCGGTGCTGCTTAACCAGAAGGTGGCGACAGTGACTGCTGGCGAGTGGTTCACGCACGAATCTGGCACCCGCGACCGGGTTTATACCGCGCCGCGAAACCCTAAGCGCGTAGCAGTGAAGAATAAAACCATCGTCATCAGCAACCGGTCATTCGCGCAACTCGGCGAAGAGAACCGGCAGAAGAACATCATCGCGGCACAGCGTCGCGCCCGTCTTATTGCCGCTGGTCTATGGGTTACAGGAGATATGAAATGACTGAAAAATATTATGTCGAAGGCGTCATTGAAATTGATGGCACTTGCGGCCGCGTGCCGGATGAAGATGCGGAGTTTTTTACTCTGTACGAGCGCGACGAAAAAGGCTTGAGCCTGTGCATTGCTGATTTCACTGACCGCCACTCAGCCGAGTCGGCAATGGCCGTATATCAGGAGCGAGACGCCCTTCAGCAGCAGGTTAACGCGCTGGCGGCTGAAGTTCTGCTGATGCGAAATGACCCTTCATTCTGTGCAATGATGGATGCGCTGGACGCGTTTTACGAGGTATCTGAGAAGGAAACGCCAGAAAAAGGAATGCTGGCAGCCTACAAAATATTGATCCCAAAGCGCGTGCCGTGTGCCGAATCCATCAAGCGCCAATGGATGGCGGAGGGGCTTGAGGAATACGGAAATATGACTGTAGCCATAGGAAGGGAGCAGAAAGATTTGGACATCGATTATGCCGGACGACAAGCGCTTCTGTACGCCGCACAGCTCCGCCAGCCAGAGGAGAAAGGACAATGAAATTGGTTAAACGCTTTGACGGCAAAATTGAGCAGTGTGATAACGGGGGGTATGTGAGTTTTGCCGATTACAAAAAGCTGGAGGCCCGGCTTGAAAATGCAGCCGGAAGAGAAAGGAAACTGGAAGCGCGGGTGAAAGAGCTATCCGAGGCCGTAGTAAGGATCGCAGAACAGCGCGACGAGCAAGAAAGGATATCAATTAGTAATTTTGAAGAATGTTCGAAAATGGCGGCAGAACTGGAAAGGCTGAAGGCGCAGCCACCAATCGGCAAAGTGGTGCTCGGAGAGTATGACGATTGCGGAAATCACCCGGATGCAACCGTTGTCTGCCTGCACGAACAAGCAGACTGGGAGCATTTTCAGGATGGCTTCACACTTTTCGCCGAACCACGCCCGGCGGCAGCAGTGCCGGAATGGACGAACGAGCAGTGTCTGGAATTCCTTTCTATCGCATTCCGCCATGCTGAAATAAGCGGTGACGTTGTGATGGATGATATCCGGCTAGGATTGAAAATGGTCAACGCTGGCGCGGAGGTGAAATCGTGAAAGCTTTAACGCAAGATGAAGAAAAGGCGGCGCTAATCAGCTTGTGCCGTATCGAGGTTAAGCGCTGGAAAAATGCCGCTGAAGCAGTATCCGATAAGCGGTACATGGTGGAGCTGATGGAAATCGCCCTGGCGGCGCTGACCGCTAAGCCGGTCGCTCATTTTTTACTGATTGATGGTGCATACCAGCAGCTTGCAGATGAGTATCGTGAATCGACCGACGCAATACCATTGTATGCCGCCCCCACCCCATGATAGCCATCAACCTCGCATTCATAGCCCTGATAGTTGTGGCTGTGTGGAAAGACTGAAGCCGCCGAGTGCGGTTTTGGCTTCAAGTGAGTTAACATCGGTTCATTCATTAGCATTCAAAACAGAAGGTTTATTATGAACGATGAAGAAAATCGCGAACTGGTAGCCAGTCTTTTCGAAGAGCTGGTATTGGCGCAAGGAATTATTAAGGAAATATGTCACGAGCGAGGGATTTCTCCACCCACACATTCGCTTGAAAGAATGGATAAAGTGCTGGCAAAAGCGCGTAGAGAACTGCCGCGCTTTTAGTAAATCCGAATGCATTACCTGCCGCCCACCTAGGCGGTTTTTTTACGCCCACAATCCGAGGTAACAGATATGCACGCTGATATTTTAGATGAAGCCGCAGCACGCGAGCAGCAGATGATAGAGATTGCCCTGGCTAACAGGCCAGTGCCGAAGATGATGTTTACCGGCGAGTGTCACTGGTGCGAAGAGCCGATAGCAACAGGGCAATTTTGCAGCGCCGAGTGCCGGAAAGACCACGTTAAAATGATATGGGCTGAGAGCCAAAGGAGTGCGTTATGAGCAATGGTATGGATCAGTTGGCAAAAGATGTGAGGAAAATTCTTGCCGGAATTCCCGGCGTTACTGTGACAGTTGGTGATGAACCTGTTCCTTGGGATGGCGCAGGGCTGCCGCCGGTAGGATGTGAGTGTGAATACAGCCTTAATGGCGGCAGACGCTGGGATAAGTGCAAAATTGAATATGAGGTAGGAACGCAGGGAGTTGTAATATCATGCGATGTTTTTGAGGGTGTTCAGTACGTGAGCTTTATTGCGTACCCAAAGACTGTATTCCGCCTAATCTCTACCGAAAAAGAGCGCAGGCGTGAAGAGTCCACCGAGGCTATGAATATTGCATGGAGAGCGCGAGCGGGCGAAGAGGATGATGGGAAATTAAAGTCTATTTACGAAATTATCTACGATGCCATCGCCGCCGGTAAAATTCCCGGCATAAGGCTGACCGATGACGCCGGAAGCTGACAATGCCATTAAAAGCACCGCCCGCACCGCATTGAAAGAATTTACCAGCCCAAACAATACCCTCACGTACCGCCAGATACTCGACAAGCACTCACCGAAAATAGCCACACTGATCCCCGCAAAGCATCGCGGCCGGGCATGGCTATGGCTGAACTGTGTCTGTCATCAGGTGGCGCGTGGTGGATAAGGAGATGAAATGAGTAATCATTACGCGGATCGGAATATTTCACTTATGTCAACATGCCCAAAATGCGAAGAGTATTTCGATCTGATCGAACAGGACAATGATTTTTTGGTTGATGGTGGCCGGGGTGAATTATGCGAGCACGACACGTCACGCATCAAATATGTCGAAGTCGAATGCCCCGAGTGCGGGTATCAGTTTAGAGTAGATTTCTGCCACTAACCACCCTCCCCACATCACAACCAAAAATAGAGGTCACTATGGAGAAATATAGCCTCTCTCGTGAAGAGGCCGCCCGGTTTATGGGTATCGATCGGGATACCCTTACCCAGTGGTGCCGTTCCGGGCGCATCGCATTCACGAAGAAAAACCCCCTCAAACCAAACTCACCTTACCTTTTTACTCGCACCGCCTGTATTGCCGCGCTAAGCAATCCACTGCAAACTGTTGTCGTGAGCGCGGCGAATGCACATGAGGAGAAAACATGTCGCTTTTCCGCAGGAATGACACCTGGTACGCCAGCTTCATACAGCCGGACGGTAAACGCTTTAAGCGATCTCTTGGGACAACGGACAAAAGGAAGGCTACCGAACTCCACGACAAGCTGAAGGCTGAGGCGTGGCGAGTAAGCTACCTTGGTGAAACGCCGGAGATGACTTTTGAGGATGCTTGCGTGCGCTGGCTGGAAGAAAAGGCGCATAAGAAATCGCTGGACGATGACAAAAGCCGGATCGGATTCTGGCTTCAGCATTTTGCAGGAATGCAGTTGAAGGAAATAACGGAGGTGCGGATTTATAGCGCCATCCAGAAAATGACTAACCGTAGGCATGAAGAGAATTACCGCCTGATGGCCGAGGCGGCAAAGAAGAAAGGGAAATCTGTGACCCCGTTTAAAGCAAAGCCAGCAGCGGTAGCCACGAAGGCAACCCACCTGTCTTTCATTAAAGCTTTGCTTCGTACGGCAGAGAGAAGCTGGAAGATGCTGGACAAGGCCCCGATCGTCACCGTTCCGCAGCCAAAAAATAAGCGCATAAGGTGGCTGGAACCACATGAAGCGCAAAGGCTGATAGATGAATGCCCGGAGCCGTTAAAATCGGTTGTGAGGTTTGCACTCGCTACCGGCCTGAGGCGGTCGAACATCATCAATCTTGAGTGGCAGCAAATAGACATGCAGCGCAGAGTCGCCTGGATAAACCCAGAGGAAAGCAAATCAAACAGGGCTATTGGCGTAGCGCTGAATGATACCGCATGTCAGGTGCTTAAAAATCAGATCGGCCACCATCATAAATGGGTGTTCGTTTATACGGAACGAAGCACCAGGCCAGATGGTTCCAAAACAGACGTTGTCAGAAAAATGCGTTATGACGCAAATACAGCCTGGCGGGCCGCACTGAAACGTGCGGGTATAGATGATTTCCGCTTTCACGATTTACGGCATACCTGGGCGAGCTGGTTAGTCCAGGCTGGCGTGCCTATTTCAGTATTGCAGGAGATGGGGGGATGGGAATCGATAGAAATGGTTCGCAGGTATGCACACCTGGCACCGAACCATTTAACGGAGCATGCGAAGCAAATCGACGCCATTTTTAGTGCTTGTGTCCCAAATCTGTCCCACATGGAAAACAGAGAGGGTACAAATGATGTTTAAGTATTTGATTTTACTGGTGCCGATAATAGGAGTCGAACCTACGACCTTCGCATTACGAATGCGCTGCTCTACCAACTGAGCTATATCGGCTTTGAAGAGAAGTCCTGCGGGGATATAAAGTAGGAAA